TAAACTTTCTGGGTTTGCCATAAATCTATGTACCACGAAAAAATACAACTAAAAAGGGTATAAAAAGTTATCCACAGGCCCAAAAAAAAATTTGATTTCGATGCATTTTTTTCTTGAATTCTATATTTATCCCATTATATCTTATGAATATATGAAAAATAAAAAAACTAACACAAAGGAAACAATGAAAACAAAAAAAATAAAAAACTTTGATATGAACAAAGAAACTTACAAATTAAGAAGACAAGTTATCGACTTAATTTATGACGCAAAAAATTATGGGATCGACTTACCGAGAATAGAAGTAAGAATTGGATCAGCTAAAAAAGGTCATGAGCACGTTTTGGGTGTTGGTCGAATGTCTAAAAAAATTATTTGGATAACCGACAAAGCTATTAACAACAGCACAGACTATTTAAGACACGTTGTTTATCATGAAATTGGCCATGCGGTTTTTGGGTTAGATCATAGAGAAAGCTGTCCGCTAATGGCTAGTGAATTAGATAAGCCGGTATCTAGAAAACAAGCTTTGAGCATACTTAAAGAGTATGCTCAATTAATCGACAAACTAAATAAACAAGTAGCATAAGGGGGAAACAATGGACAAAGAAATAAAACTATTAAATCAAATTGAAGACTTAATTTATGATGTACAAGTTCATAAAATGTCTAATCAATCAATAGACCCGTTTTTAAATACTTTAGAGAATTTTAGAAACGAGGTACTAGAGCAAATAAAATTTCTTGAGGCTCTTGAAGATAAGCAAAAAGAAATAAAAGCAAAAGAAAATAGATTGGCTAAATTTAAAAAAACTGTAGAGGAATTTAACAATCAAAAATAAACAATATCGTGGGCCGTAAGGCCCACACAAACACAGGGGAAACTATGAAAACAGACAAAAATAAATGGTACTACAACAAAGAACAAAAAGACGTGGGTTTATTCTACGAAAAGCAATTGTTCGCCAGAAGACAAATAACTCAATATGAGAGGGCCAAGCATCAAAGGGCTATTTCAACGAGTGCGGGAAATTTCCTAGCGGATAAAATCGCAAGAGAAAAAATAGAAAATCGATAATTATTATGTTGATTAACTATCCCATTAATATAAGATAATAGATAATGAAAAATAAAAAAACAGGGGAAACAATGGACAGACTAAAAAGATATATGAACAAAGTTGAAAGTGAAGAGTATGAAAAAAATGCTTGGGACAACTTTCATAATGGAAACAAACAAGTATGGAACAAATGGGCGGTAAGACAAAGATTTATTGCAACAGTTTTGAGACCATACTTACAACAGAAGGGGGTTATCTAATGAATAACTTAAGTTCAAAAGCAAACGTAATTGCCTCGATCGTATCGGGGCAATTGCTAACAGACTTTGATTTATTAATGGAAGATGACGAATTTAGATCAAAGTTTAAAACAATGGTTAAGGATACAAAAATTTCAATTAACGATGCGTCCGATGAATTAATTGAATACGCAAACAATAACATATGTTAGGGGGAACAATGAGAACAAATAAAGTCTACTTAAGATCAACAAGAAATTTATATTTTCAAATGGAAGACGGGATGAAGGTTTTTTATTCCTATTCAACACCGGTTGCGTTTCAGCCTGTTAATTCAGCTGAGGTGGTTGTGTGTGAGAATGTTTGGTCAGTTACAACGGCCAAGCATTTGAATTGGATTGAGGATTGGGCCGGATATCCAAGAAAGCAAAACCGATTGAAACGGGATGAGTTCAAGAAGGCCTTCGATCAAGCGAGAGGAACGCGAGAAGAAGGGCCAACGGATATGCTGAAGACTACCGGAACAATTTCAAAATTGTTTGGGTTGATGTCTGGGGACATGGATAAGGGTAAACAGTTAGACCAAAAGAAAAGATTTTTTGAAATTTCTGGTCTAACCTTCCCAGACGATTGGGATAACCTTCCAATTGAAGAGAAAGAAAAAAGAATAAACAAAGTTGAACAAGTATCAATTGAGGGGGTCAATAATGGATAAGTTTGAAGAGCAATTAAACAAAAGACTAGCCGGACGGACAATTAAAAAGGTTAAATGGTTGAGTGCTGAAGATAGTCAAGAATTTTTTGGGTGGGATTTTCAGCCTTTAGAAATTCATTTGGATGATGGCACAATTTTAACACCGTCAGCGGATGATGAGGGTAACGATGCGGGTGCAATTTTTACAAACATAAAAGGTTTTGAGACAATTCCTGTAGAACGTAAACCCGTATTAAGTAGAAAAATGAAAAGAGTTTATGAAGATGTAAAAAAACAAATAGAGAAAGAGGTCAAAAATGGATAAAGGGGTAGCGGAAATAAAACTTAAATTAAGGAATGGAATAATTAAAGTGGTACACCCAGAAGGTAATTTTGTACTTGCTGAGTGGATAACCAAAAAAGGCGATTGGGATAAAATCTGGGCCACAATAGATAAACTTGTAGAAGAAAATAAGGGAATAAGAAGAGGTCAATAAAAATGAAAAAATGTGTAAATTTTTTGTTGATTATATATCCCATTAATATAAGATACCAAAGTAATGAAATTAATAAGTTATGATCAAATTCAATCGGGAAGAGTTTCAAAGCTTATTAAAAAAACAAATGAAAACATAATAATAGGAAGGGGAAAGATGCTAACACAAGAAGAATGTAAAGATGCTCTAGACTGTATGAATTCGGGCCAATGGTTGCAATTAGAGGGCTCAGTGGGTCGAAGAGTAAAAGAATTCATTGATGCGGGTGTATTAGTGAAGGATGAAGAGAAGACCAAGAAAGACGGGCCTGTAAGATTTGTTGACGGTTATGGTAGACCGATCGAGCAATTCTGGGCCAAAATTGATTGGGATAAAGTTCAAGAAATAAATGAGGAGATATAGAAAATGATGGACATTGAAACAATTGTTGCGATGAATAAAGAACAAGGGAGGAAGGCTAAAAGAAATGGAAGAGGGCCGACACAGTTTGAGGAGGAGGATATTATTCAAGCTGAGGAGGGTATACTTACACCATTAAAAAAAATCACAAACTTAGGAAACTATATTCCAAAAGGTTGGAAGAGGTTCAACACAAATGAATTAAAAGATCAGTTGGGCCTACCATATGATTGGAAATTTTTAGACAACGGAGGTTTGTTTGTGGATAGTTCTGGGTTTGGTTCGGACAATGAACCGGCCCTATCAGTAAGACAATGCCTTGAAACAATTTCAAAACTTTTCAGAATACGAGACGATTTAGGTTTTGCAATTTGTAGTGAAGGACAATTTCAACTAACAATCGGAGTATATGAGGAGGATAAATAATGAAATATAAATATACATATGAGGAGTGGTCACAAGACACAAAGACATGGGAAATTGAAAGTAATAAACAATTAAGTGAACAAGATGTAATTGATATTGCCACAAGTACAGATATGGATGAAAAAAAACCATATCAAACGAAAGACTTTGTTTGTAAGTTTAAGGGTACGGAGTGGGGAGACGATAGCCAATTTGAAATAACGGGGGATACAAAATGAATGAAGGTTTAGAAAATATAAAACAAATAGAAGGTTTAGAAAAAAAAGTTCTAACATTGTGTGATCTACTTTCTCAAATGTGTTGTAATGCTGATGAAGATACACCGGCAGAATATAGAACAAAACATTTTAGAGACGCAATGAATGAGGCTTACGAATATCTAGAAGAGATTGGATATCTAAAGGGGGACAAATGAAAATAAAAGTTACTAGAGCAGATATACAACAAGGAGAGGCGGGTAATAGTTCGGAATGTGCGATTGCCTTAGCATTGCAAAGACACTTTAAAACAAATTGTGCTCATGTAGATGGTGCTTTTGATCGAGACGGGCCAATTTTAAAAGTGGATGATAAAGAGTTAAAAGTAAGTGAAAAAGATATTTACAATGTAGGTACTTTTATAGACTTATTTGATGATTACGTAATCAATGGGGATGATGTTTCAATTGATGAGAGTTGCATACCACAGCCGTTTGAGTTTGAAGTAATGGAGGGAAAATGAAAATAGATAAAAATTTAGTGGTTGATTTTAAAGATATATTGGCAGATGAAAACCCAGATGCCCCTACTTATAATAATATGGACTTTTATTTAAGTAATGAAAAAAGATTAAGATGGAAACTTAATGACTTAGATAATAAATTTTATAAGAACAATAAGTTTTATCAATGTTTTAATATCGACAATCTTGAAATCTTGAGACCTACTGAATGGGAGGAATTATCTAAAATGTCATTAAATGATATGGATAAAATTATTGATGAAAATGATTGGGATTGGTTAGGTGAAGATTTTGTTGATATGCAAGATTATTTAAGTTTTATTGAAACACATGATCAAAATATTTTTTTCACCACAAATATAGCTAAAGATGATGAATACATGGATATTTTTTTACATGATATCTCTATGTACAACGATAAAGAAAAAGAAATATATAAGAAAGGTCTAATTGAAGGGAGTACGAGAAAATGAAATCAATCATAATTATTTTTGTTGTAACTTTACCAATCGCAATTTTATTTTGGATTGTTGGTAGGTTAGACAAAATAGAAAAAGATAACTTTAGACAAGAACAATTAAACAAATCATTTAACAAAGCGAAGGAGGAATAATGAGCAAGAAGAAAACTTTTAAAGTTATAGCATGGGAAGAAAGTACATGGGAAAGAAATATTGAGGCAAAAGATAAAAAGGAGGCCGAAAAAATTGCATGGAATATGATTTACAATGATGGAGGATTTTCAGATTGGGATGTTGGTACTCACGGAAATTCAGAAATAATGGAAATTGAAGAGTTGTAAATTTATATTGTAATTAATTGGTCTTATGGTATCTTATGGGAGGAGGAAAAGTTATGTTAGAAGATAAACATTGTCAAATTATATTAAAGAATGAGGATGAGGATACAAATAAAATTCTCATGGACTTTGATTTAATTTTAAGAACAAATGATAAGCGAACGCAGTACGAATACTTTGATGTTTATGATTATAAAAACAATCAAATGGTTGCGTCTGGGATTGAGATAAAGAAATGACATTATCACAATTAATATTAAACATTTTGGGTTTTATTTTCTTAATTGTGTTTTTTACAATTGGTCTGGGAGTAATTGGTTTTGAAAAAATTACTAAATTTTTAAAAAAAGATGAGGAGAAGAAATGACAGATCAAACAAGGTGGGGAATAGATGAGGTTATGGCTAAAAACCGAGCCAAAAAATATGAGGATGAAACCAAAAAGAAATTCGAAAAGTGGTTAGAACAAAGCCCTGTCGAATACCAAGTGCAATTGCATCAAGATGAAGATGTACTTGTCACTTTTAAAATCAAACAAAGGAGGAAAAATGTACCTAATAATAAGTGAAAAGAAATGGAATGATGGAGATAGTACTTTTGCGATTGAAACAAAAACAGTTTACCGTGATATCGCAATGGATAAACTAAACGCATACAAAGTTATTGATGATAAGAAAAAATATCATTTGGTGGAGTTGCCTTTAGTATTAAGTAAACAAGTAGCATAATCAACAGGAGGGAAAAGTTATGTCAACAAGAAGTAATGTTGCGGTCGTAGACCCAATCACAAATCAAATAAATGTAATCTATGTCCATAGTGATGGATACCCAGACGGAGTGGGGAATTGTTTAACTAAATATTATTATAGTTACGACAAAGCCAAAGAGTTAATCGCTCACGGAAATGCGTCCTTCTTAGGTAGTACCATTGAAGAATGTAGTTTTTATGAAAGACAAGATGAAAAAAATTTAAGCTACAACAATGAATATTGGTATATGGACAGTATGAGAGCGGATCATATGATTGAATACATTTATCTGTTTAGAAACAATCAATGGTTTGTTTCATCAAGTAAAGCAATCAAAAAACCAAAAGATGCTTATGAAGGTTATATTGCATATTGGACTAAGTTTATTCCGGTAGAACAACATGAGGAATATACCGGCCCAGATAAACTGAAACACGGAGAAACTGAAATGATTTCTAAAATGCACGGAATGTTGCAGAAAGCATTTAAGTCAGACAAAGTTGTTTCGGCAATTGCAAAGAAACAAAATAAATTGAATTAAAAAAATTGGTCTAGTGGTGGAGACCCGTCATATTATCCTGTATGACTAGGAAAGTTCGGTCGCTTACTTTTTTCGTATTCATTGTTGTGGGTAGGCTCAACTGTAAACAAACTTTCCACCACCACTAAATTTTTTTAATTGAAACAATTACACTATTCGGAATGATTGTTGTATTTCCAATTTGTTCTATTTCATTTTTATCATTTGTAGAATAGTCGCCAAAAATTCTTGTTACCCCTTTTGTCTGTGAAAGTAAATGGCCCTTAGTCACACAAGTTGCAAGTTTTTGATCTTTTAAATTATCGATATCTTGCCAACCACTTTCAGAAACAATATCCAACCAAACGGCCTCAACCATAGGATACTTATCTTGCCAATTCTTTGCTTTTTTATTTATTGTTATTTTTCGTTTTAACATTAACCGTACCTATACTAGTATTTAAATGAGGATTATGTTTCTCATTAAAAACTTTTAACCATTCACTAAATGGTTTATTCTTCAAGTTCTTTAATGTCTGTTGTTTCGGCCTCGATCGTTTTTGCATTGTATCCGTCTATTTTGTTTGATAGTTCTTTTAATTTATTTTCGAGTTCATCTCTAGACATACCTTCAAGACCAGAAACTTTTACTTCTCTTTTATCAACATATAAACCGGCTAGTTGGCCCGAACGATATTCAGCCTGTACGGATACGTTAAACTGTTTATTTTCTTCAGCCTTCTTGGATAATTTATCAAGCCTTCTAAATCTTTTTAATTTATCTTTGGAAAATTTATTTACTTCTTTCTCATATTGCTGATCTAAGTATTTTGCAACATGGGGATTTAATCTTCTGTTCATTAATCTTGATGCAATTGCAGAATAATCACTTTCATTCTTACATTCATATTTTGCTTGTCTACAAGCATCCGCATAAGAAATTTCGCCCCAATTAGCCACAAGGATATCCACAAATAATCGTTGCTTTGGGGTTAGGTCTTTTTCCGATCTATCAATCTTTTTTACTTGGGCCATAATTTTATACTATATAGATTATTTCAACACTTTGTAATACCCCAAAAAATTTGCGAAGGGTATCTATTTATGCAATATTACTGATTAGGTGTCCCTAAGGGACACCATAGGGACACCACAGGGACACCATAAAAACGTACTTAAGTGACTGTTATTATTACATTAATTGCTTACAGGGACACGAGGGACACCTCTTTTACCCCATGAGCACTTTTTTCTTGTAAGGGGTCTGTATAATCTATATAGATAAATTTTTATAAACATTACGGCCAATAGGCACGAAAATCTGGTTCGGTGTCCGTTGGCCGTGTTTCTTTAACATTTTACCATTAATAAATTTCGGGGCTCGGGGAGGATAATTATACCATTTAAACGGCCATACAGCCACGTAGAGCAGTATCAAAGCTTAGGGAGGATAATCGGGGTCTCGGGAGGATATTTAAGTAATACTTGCTAACGGAACATGGATAATTTATAATGAAAATGTTTTCATAAACGACCCTTTAGTTCCCCCGACAAATTTTTTTGATTTTCTTACTTGTCGGGGGTCTATATTTTTGATAACGTTCAGATATGGCTTTAAGTCATTACTCTCTTAGAACAGTTATTCCACCTTGACTATTCTTTTTCTTTTTTAAGCCCCTCAATTTCTTTAATTTCCTTTAAAATTTGCCTTCGCTCTTGTTTAGTTTCTACCTCTCGATATTGCTTATATAAAAACCGGTACCGTAACCATTTAAGTTGTTTTTTGGTATAATGGATTGTTTTATTTCTAACGAGTTCATTAAATTTGTTACGAATTATTTCGGGATCAAAATTAGCAAACCAACAGACTGTATCAAAATCATCACTTATAGTTGAAAACCAATTAAAGCTATCTTGCTTTGCATATGCATCTTGTTTCATTTCCCCAATACTTAACGCATCTTCGAATGCTTGTAATATAATCGCTTGGAATAATCGCTCTTCCGGTAGCCGTTGTTCTCGGGTCAGTTCCCGTGCAATATTAGTGCCCAAAATCTCTAACAAGTTTAGTGAGTAATTCACGGTAATACCTCAATATTTTAGGGGATGAAACCACAGCTAAAGCGAAATTATAATCTTCTAAATGACTTTCGATAAATTCACACCGGTCAGGCCCGTCTAGTTCACGGCAGATTTGTAAATTTTCAACAGTTAATTTCTCAAGTTCATCCATAGTTTATGTGCGGAGGGGGAAAAGATATGGAATGAAACTCCGCACATAAATTTTAACCCGGAGGGCTAAAATACCTAAAAGCAACGTATCCAATACCTTTAACCTCTCAAAATTAAAGTTATTAAAATTTTTCGTGTTTAATGAAACGTAAAGTGTTTAACCCCACTTTTTCATATAGGTAAATTGGAATACGTAATTAATATTTAATGATTTTTAAAATGAATTGCAAGTGTTTTATTGGGCGGGGAAAGTCTCCCGTACCCGCCCAACGTGGCCACTATTTACCGTTCAAGAGCTTTCGGCCTTGAGACAATAAATTCTCCTTCGTTTTTTCGTAAGACGCGTTATTTTTCTTCGCGATCTTTTTAACCTCATCATCGGTAATTTTTGCAATCATCGATGCGGGTTTACGAAACCCATGACTACCCATTGCACGTAAAATGCAATAGGTGTCAATGTCGACAGCGCAAGATTTCCATTTGCTTATGTCCATGTGTGTTCCTTTCTATTCTTGGTCTTGATCTTCGTCTTTTTGGTAATCCCTATCAATAAAATATCTAACAAAGTTTATTTTGTTAT